CTTCGACCTGTCCGTTACATCAATGTCGTTGTACTGCTTCGCAGCTGCTTTAAGGCCAGATTCAATATTCGTCTGTTTGAGCAGGTTCGTGTCCCATTCCTCGACGTTCTGCCAGATCCAGGCTGCATACTCCGGATTGATCTGGTAGTCTACCACGACATGCTCGAAGTACAGCTCTGTCCGCTCATTTGTTTCCGCCCAGACCTTCAGGTCCCCGAAATCCTTCTCCTGCTGCTTGCAGTTGACCCTGTGGATCGCCTCAACAAAGGGGACATGGAAATTCATCCCGCGCTTGACCGGCTTGTCTGAGATCTGTCCGTATGCCGTCCTGACTCCCGTGTATCCCGTGGGGATGATGGTGATGGACAGCCCGAACATGGCCACTGCGATCCCGAAGATAAGGCATGCAATTCCTGCGGCCTTTTTGGATGAAATGATCGTCGAAATACCTGTAGCTATGAACAGGATCCCGGCGACTACTGCAACAATCTGGATAATCATTCTCTCTTCCTCTCTGCTGTGTTTGTTACCACATCCATCTGCGGATTATGGCATCATCTCTTTTACAAAAATGCAGGATGCTGGGTTGTCCGGGGCAGACATGCATCCTGCGTGATCCCCTTGCGGCTCCTGGGCTGTTCCGTGCATGCCGCCAATTATGTGCCCGTTGTGGTTCTTTTTAACGTGGTTCCGGTACCCACGATGCCATCAGTTAAAGGGCAGTTCCTCACTGATCCCGGGGATGCCCGCAAACGGATCCTGCACCGGCTGGCCGGTAATGGGATCATACTGAGGCTGTACTCCTGTCGTGGCCCCATACCCGGTCATCTGAGGCTGATAGCCCATGCCCCCGGCCTGCGGGTAGGCCTGCTGTACAGGCGCCTGCTGGAAACCTGCGGAAGGCTGTTCAAGACCTGCGAAATCAGCTGCTGCAGATGCACCACCGGACAGCGGCTCTCCGTCACGTGTCTTCATGACGTTGCCCAGGCCGCAGCCGACACCGCGGTTCCCGCTCACGTCGAAGGGATAGAAATTCAGAGTCACGCGCGCATACATCCCGGAATAGATATCCTGCGGAGCCAGCTCCACATTAAGGTTGGATACGTGGACGACACCGGGCTTGCGCTTGGATGCAGCGGTAATGACCCAGTGCCCCGCACACTCGGGACCAAACTTAGATCCATCATTGCGGAAACCGTCGCCGTCATAGATCAGCGCATTACGCAGTTGCGGCCTTGCGCCCTTCCAGTTGTCTGATACACCCTTCTCATAGGCTGCCCTGATGCTCTGGTCGATGTCCGCTTTTGTAGCGACGTCCGCTTTGGGGATCAGCAGTGTCACACTGAAACGCGGATCCTGCCCGGGATTGTTCGCATTGGCATAGGGCTTTGTCAGATGCTCATAGGAGAGACGGACCTCTCCCGTAAGGACTTTTGTTGCAATGTTCTGGTACATGTTTTTCCTCCTCTTCGTAGGCGTACTCATTTCAAACGCATGGTCCGCCAGGTATTCTCTGCCTAAACTCATAGTTGATTTCATCCTGCTAAGAATTCCCGGATTATCTCTTTGTTCCTCTCATACCGTTTTCCTTCGGCCTGCACAGAGATAAACCGGCCATTGTTATAGGCCGCATCGTTCTTATAGCCCTTCTGCTTTTCCTTCAGGGCCTTTAAAGACTCTTTTTCTTTCTTCAGCTTTTCCTTCCACGGTACCCGCTCCCTGCTGCGTGACGGCAGCGATTTCAGGTGCCTGTCTGTTCTTCGGACCGTTTCCGCCTGCTTCAGTATGACCTCTTCCATCTCTTTTTCCTTGGTCCTGAGATCCACAGTAGCGTTTGCATATTCCCGCAGCATGGCCTCAGTCTTTTTCGGGTCATACCGTTCATCCAGGTAGGTAAGCAGTTCCCGTGCGATCTGCTTCCGCTCCTCGTAGATGTAGATCAGGTCTACAGTCTTCAACAGCTTCCTGAGCCGTGCCGCATCAGCCGGTAAAAAGCTGGGAAGGTTAATGGCCATCTTCCCATTCGGGTAATTGAACCGCAGGATCCCGTCTCTGATATGCTCCGGATACCTGTAGCCGTCCATCATGTCACCCCCGCAAAGTCCGTCGCTGCGGGGCTGAATGATGGGCGCTTGTCGGACTCCTCCGCAAGAGCAGGCTTGCCCGGCGGCCGCATGACATGCGCTCCGGCGACCTCCGCAAAGGCCTTCTTGCCCAGCATCTTCTCAACCTCCGCCAGGGATTTAGGTTTACGCTCATAGAGCATCGTCTCTTCGTAGCCGGCGGCGATGATATCCTTAAAGGCCGCCTCCGCGTCGTCGAAGGACCGGACGCTCCTGCCCTCGACCGCTTTCCATCCAGGAATCTCTTTCCCGTCAAGGATCGCGGACAGAGCATAATCCTTCAGGTCGTTGTACCAGCTGACCAGCTCAGCGCCCCTGTGGAGCAGTTCTCCAATGTCCGCGTCTGTCAGGACCGGCGGGAGGACTTCTCCTGCATCCATCCGCAGCGACCTCAGTGCCGCATCCTCCTCCGACAGCTTCCCTTCGATCGGGAGATCCCTGAAGTCCTCCAGCGCTGTCATGTTCTCAGCGCGCGCCCTGCACACTGCCTTGCCGGCGCAGAACCTGCACCACGGGCCCTCTTTAAACTCAGCTCCCTCGCCGGTGAAGGCCTTCTGCGCGATCGGCTTGATCTGCTCTCCCCATGCCTTCAGCTGATCGACTGTCAGCTCCTCAATGCTCACTTCATCAGTGATCCGCGGCTGCACGATGCACATGCGGACCTTCTCCACGACATAGAGCATGCTGTACTGGTCCAGCGCGCCCAGCGCATACAGCCTCATCTGCGAATTGTTCTCTGCAGATACCGGAACACCCTTGCCGTGCTTGTAGTCCACGATCACAAGCGTCCCATCCCCGATGATGACACAGTCGCTGGTTCCGAAGCCCTCCGGGACATACTCGGAAAAATCCACTCTGACTTCCTGCGCCTGGTACGGCTTCTCCTTGAAGGACATGACCTGCTGCCAGATGAAATCCGCGTAGGCTTTCGCTGTCGTCATCATCTCCGGGTTATAGTTCTCATTTGCCTGCAGCTTCTTCAGGCGGCTGTTGTAGGTCCGCTTCGTGATCTGATCCGCGTTGTACAGGGCAGTAGCCTCGCAGATCGAATGTGCCAGCCGTCCCTCCTCCGCATAGATGCTCGTTCCCTTCGGGAACTGCTCCTCAAAGTTCGGTGCGGCTGTACAGTTGAGCCATCTGCCGGAAGACGATGCACTGCACTTCGCATGCTTCATAGGTGTTGCCATCCGATCACCTCCCTCAGATCTGCGCGCCCAGTGCGCGAAGCTCACCCGCGAACTGGCCAAACTGTTCCGGCTTCAGCTGTGTGACCGCCTGGACTCCATACCTGCGGAGCACTCCGATGACCTCGGCCTTCTTTCCCCTGTCAACCAGAGAAGCCCCCGCCCTGGCGATCTGCTGCAGGGTGATGTTTGTTGCAGGTGCCGGTACAGGAGCTACGGGCTCAGGTGCAGGCATGGGAGCCACAGGAACCGGTACAGGCTCAGGTGCAGGCATGGGAGCCGCGGGAACCGGTACAGGTTCCGGTGCGGGTAACGGTGCTGAGGGTACGGGAACCGGTACAGGCTGCGAAGGCGCGACAGGGACAGGTTCAGGCTGTGCCGCCTGCATCCTCCCGATGTACTCCCCCAGCTTCTGGTATGCTTCCGGCTCCGGATGGTCATCCTGTACAGATCCAGTCATCGCAGCGCCTACCGTGTTCGGGCTGACCATGATCTCCTGACGGGCCCTGATCGCGTGCGCCAGCTCACTGATCGCCGCTGACAGGTCCGGTGCTGTAACCTCGACTCTGATTTCTACTGCTGCCATTGCTTTTCTCCTCTCTGTGTTTTGTTTATCGTTCCTGGACCATCTTCCAGACATCCTCTTTCGTGAGGCCCTGGTAGCGGATGATCCGCTTTAAGACTCCAAGCGGGATACCGTCAACGTTCTTCCGGTACCTGCCGATCGTTGTCCTGTGCGTCCCGACGGCCTGCGCCATCAGTTCCTGATTAACCGGATGCGCGCGGGTCCCGAAGAGCATTTCCTGAGTTGTCATCGGCTCCCTCCATTTCCGTGGTATCAAGTCCGGCTGTCAGCCGGCGGTATACTTCCTCTGCACGCCTATGGTCCCATCCCTGTGTACCTGCGTAGCTGTAATGCATAACGGCCTGCCCGCAGTTCGGGCAGTAATTCCAATGCGCTTCAAGGATCCCGGATCCACAGCGCCTGCAGTACACTTCCTTGTGCCAGCTTCTTTTGGGTGCATCTCTCACACGCGGCGGGATGGGCGTCGTCTTCTGCACCCTGATATCGATGCTCATACATTCTCACCGTCCGCAAGGGATGAAGGACACTGCGCGTCAGCCACAGGTGCCGCCGCCTGCCTCCTCTTTGCCGCTGCCATCTCCTCGACCTTTCCAAGGAGATATCCCTTGTCGAACTCCGTCATCTGCGGGATAGCTTCAGAGACCTTCTCAACGATGGTCTGTTCCCGTTCACTCACCTTCTTCACCTCCTCTCACTCAAAGCAGGATGACCTGCATCCCTGTTCCTGTCGCATAGCCGTATTCCCTGTTCGCGCCCCGCGACGCTTCCCATCCGGGCACCATTGCGATCGCGTCGCAGAGCTTCAGGAAAGCCATGTCCATATGCATGAATTCGTCATAACCAAAATGCAGGCTGTTCCCGAGCTCCTGCAGCATGCCCATCGGGTTGAAGATGTCCGCCTCCGGGTACATCTCCCTGACCTTCGCACATGCGTCCGTGAACTCAACGCCTGCATTCTCATTGCCGCTGATGCGGCCCGATATGTAGATCCTCATAATGACCTTCCTCGCTTGTCTCTGGACAACGGTTTTCCATAAGCCGGGAGAGGGGTCTGCGCTGTATGTCCGCACCCTCTCCCGCTGCCGCGGTTCATGTTTACAGGTTGCTACCGCTGGCAAAACCTGCACCGTCTTTCCGGTGTGCCATTCTCTTATTCTTTCCATGCGCGGATGCACGGATCCGGAGGGCCGGGACTTGAACCCGGGACCTGCACACTGCTCTCGCCAGCTGAGCTACCCTCCGGGGAGTGCCGCTGTCCGTCACGCCTCCAGGACTGCAAAACCGCATCCGCTCCGGATCTCTTCCAGACCGTGACAGCAGTCACCGCCGGGATAGCGGTAGATGCCAGCATGCTGACAGCCGATCAGCGGCTGCATGCCCACAAGCGTCGCCTCATACCCGTCATTGCCTATGATCCGGAGGGGATACCCCTCACTTCTCAGGAACCTGACCGGATTCGCGGACAGGCCAGCAAGCATCCTGTCCAGATCCGGCTTTTTCCAGTTTGTTGCCCTCAATGCTTTTCTCCTCTCTGCTTTACCTCACCTGCTCCGCAGGCCCGCCGCATTCGCGGCGGGATCCTCAGATTCCAGATCCGAGGCAGAAGCCGACGGCCACGCCGCGCTCGCTGAGGGCACTGCCGTTGCCACTGCTGCCGTCCGCACCGACATAGTTGAAACCGTAGTAGTTAACGTCCGACCGCAGCCACCACCACGAAGGATCTCCGTCTTTGTCCAGGATCACGCGGGACTCGTCGTCATCGAAGGCTTCGTCATAGATGGGGCCCGCCAGCTCCCTGAACCGGCCTGCCCCGAAGACCTCCCTCCGGGAAGGGATCCAGAGCTTGTCGGCTGTCATCACGTCGAAGATCTGTGATTTCTCCGTGAATGTCCGGGATGATTTCACGACCTCAACGATGTTCTCCCGGACGATATCCGGAAGCGCGGGAAGGAATTCCTCGCGCAGCCATCTGCGCAGGCTGCATCCCATCCATCCGTTGACAGCTCCGGTCCCGGGGATGAACCGTTCATCATCGTCCGGGTCTTCCTCCGCCCATTTGGGATTCATCTTCATCCGATCAGGCAGAATCCTTGTCAGCAGGAACGTAAATGCCGCCTTCTTCCCGGTCCCGTTGATCTGGTCGGTGTCCATTGCGATGATCTTCGCGTCGAAGGTGCCATACTTGCCAGCGTTAAGGCCGTGGACCACGTCTCCGACCTCATACCTGGCCTTGTATGTCCCGTCTTTCAGGCTCTTTACCAGCCTCTCCCACTCGTCCTCTCTGGGCTTCTCACAAACAGGCGGTGCGGAAATGCTGGCCGTAAGGCTCGCTTCACTCACTGCTACTCCAATGATCGACATATGCTTTTCTCCTCTCTGTGTTGTTGTCTGCCATGTGCTATACTCTTTTCACAGGGCACTGCCATGCCCGAGTCTGTGAAAGGAGGTACAGCACATGTCGACAATCAGGAAGCGTGAGATCCTTGACAGCGTCAAGGAAATCACTATTGCTATGCTGTCTAACACGAGCACCAAAGCCGATGCGGAATCCGGAAAAGACGTCGCCGACTTTATGCAGGCCGTGTATGACAAGCTCAATGAGTTGACTGCGGAAAAAGACTAAATTCGGTCTGTTTTGTCCCACAGCTCAATGAGCACCCGGGCCGCCTGCGGAACTGCCATCGCGCATGCTTCCGTGGACGGCCCGTTGTTTGCGATTGTTTGGGATTCGATAAATGTCAAAAGCGCGTTTTCAAGCCGCTCCACCATATTGTCTTCTTTCGCTTTCACCTGCTTTTCTCCTCTCTGCTTTGTTTATGTTTCCCGGCCTCCACCCGCCGCGATTGCGGCGGGGCGATTTAGGAGAACCGTCATCATGCTTTTTCCTCGTTCCAGACCAGATACCGGCCTATGCAGTCAACGCCGCCCAGGTTCCGCTGGATCCTCACAAGGTCGTAGGAATCCCCGCCGAACAGGTCCTTTGCGATATCCAGGATCACTGCCTTTTCGTGAGTGAGCACCGATGCTGTTTCCAGATCGTGGGTAGCGTTCGCATATGCGAGTGCGTCCGCGACTTCATCGTGCCTGTTCATCAGGACATTTTTGACCTTCTTCACGCTGATCGACTTTGCCATTGCTTTTCTCCTCTCGTGCAGTGCGGCTGTCACATGCCCTGCATGCTACGTCCCGCGTTTAGACT